AAACTGCAAACGGTTACAATATCTACTCTACGACTTTGAGCAAAAAGACCACCGGAACGCCTGACACTTACGGCATCCTTTTCGGTAACTTTGAGGACGTACAAATCGGATTTTGGGGCGGTGCAACTTTGCTTATTGACCCTTACACCGAAATGCTGAGTTCAACTGTACGTATCTACGTGGAGCGCTTTATGGACATCGCTATTTTGCGTCCTAAGAGCTTTGTAATTGCTGACGACGTTACAATCTAATGACTACAATTGACTTTACACCCGCAGCCATTAACCTCACTGAGGTAAAGGCTTTTTGCAGAGTAGACGGAAGCGCAGACGACAGTTTGCTAACTTTCCTATACAGTGCAGCCTGTGACGAAGCTTTAAGCTACGCCCAGGTAGTGGTGGGAGTCGCAACTGTTACCGTGGTTACCAATTGGGTAGAGTCAATGACTCTACCCTTTTGGCCCATTGGTGCGGTTACATACGTGAAAGTGGACGGCGTGGCCGACACTGAGTACACGCTTTTAAACGGGTACCTTACGCCTTCCGTGGAGGGCGATAAATTGGAAATTGTTTACGCCGCTGGCTGGAACACTAGCAGCCCCAAAGACGTAATGCACGCAATTTACCAGCGCGTAAAGTACGGGTTTGACTATGGCGATGATTTGCCGCAACCTACTCCGCGCTTTTTTGACCGGGTTCTTTTCCGTTACAAAAACACGCTTTGACCCTAGACCGCCGTATAACTCTTTACAGCCCCACCGTTACTACAAATAACAGCGGGCAGGTGCTGCGCAGCTTTGCTAGCGCTGGCACTTGCTATGCTATGCTAGTAATAAACGAGGGAGCAGGTACCGAAGCTTTTGTAAGCGATCAGATGCAAAGCAGTGCCGTAATAACGTGGCGCGTGCGATACCGCACCGACGTGCTCGGCAGCTGGGAGCTAGACTTTGCTAGCCAGCGCTATGAGGTAATAAGCGCGCTGCCGGAAGGCCGCAAGCGCTATACCCTTATCAAGTGTAAACTCAAGGACAATGCCTAAACAAAAGGGAATTGTTGGCCTTGATGAGCTGCGCAAAAAGCTCCAGAACGCACCGGAAAAGCTACGCCTCCAGGAGCTGTACGGTGCTTTGCGCCAGGAAGCCACACCGCTGCGAAATTCAGCGCGTGCTGCGGCTTACGAGGATGTAAGCAAGCCAGGCACTAATCAGCTTTTTAAAGCTATTAAAATTACCCGCGCAAGGGTTAAGGCGTGGCGTGACGAAATAGGCGTTTGGATAGGCCCTACGCGCGTTACAAAGGCTAAGGGCGACGCGCAAAGCTACCCCTTTATGCAACTGTACGGACGCCGTGCAACTGGCACCAATAAGGGATACCAGGCTAAGGATTATATGGGCCAGGCCTGGGATGCGCTGGGCGCTTCAACGCGCGCCCGCATAGACCGCGTAGGTAAAAGCAAGTGGCAGCAACAACTTAGGAACGCTCTAAAATGAACTACCTTAAAGTTATACGCGACGCTTTAATCGCTGCACAGGCGCTACCGGTTTACGCTATGGCTTCCCCCCAGGGCAGCACAGCAGACCATATAGTACTACAAATGGACAGCCTGGAGGTAACCGAAACCAAAGACGGCTACCGAATGCAGAACGTAAACGCTGAACTGTACATATACCAGGCCAGCGCTGACAACGCGCAAACCACACTACAAACTATACGCACGTACCTTGCGGCCAACGGAAATGCTGCGTACCTTTCCGCGTGGATGACAAACGCCCAAACCCTTTACAATCAAGACGCTGAAAACGTCCTTTTGATAGCTGACTTCACCTTCACAATTAAAACTACCTACTAATGGCAACAAATTCCGGTACTGAGTTCCGGTTGCTTTTGAGCACCGACGGCACCACTTTCAAAGGCTTAGCCAATGAAACAGAGTGTTCTTTTGATATTACCAGCGATACCCGCGAAACCACCAGCAAAGACGCCGCCATTTGGCGCACCTTCGTTGCTAGTGCAAAATCATGGACCGCTTCAGGTACTGCAATCTTTGGCGATGACGACGCTACAAAGTGGAACCCTGACGAATTGTACGACTTGGTAGGCACTTTGGTAACTGTTAAATTAACTCCTTGCGCCGCTGGCTCAGTAACCCCTACCGTTGGTGAAAGTAGCTTAAGCGGGCAGGCTGTATTTACGTCTTTTTCTAGCTCACAGCCCGATAAAGACAATGGTACATTTACCTTCCAATTGCAAGGCGCAACTGCGTTCACTAAAACTACAAACGCATAAAAATGGAAAAGGGGCAAAAATTCGCGCTGGGGGCAGCGTTACTATTTGAAGAGTTAACTGGCAAGCGTATGGCTGAGGTCGGTGACGGTTTAGGATTAAGGGACACCATAGTGCTGGTTTATTGCCAGCGCTTTTGGAACACTGAAGAAAAGCCGACGCTTGACCAGTTTATTGACGAATTGAGCGCTAATTCCGTAGAGGCCCTCCCGGCGCTTTTAAACGCCCCTTTTTCCCCGAAGGAGGTCCAGTAACTTTACTGGGCCTCCTAATCGGGAGAATAGGGCTAAGTAAAGCCGACGCGCTCAGTTTAACGGGCGCGGAGATTGAAGCGACGCTAACGGCTTACTACGCAGTGCAAAAAGATGCCTGGGCCCGCACCAGGTGGCTAGCTACAATAGTGGCTAACTTTAGCGGTAATGCAAAGAAGGGCGGCCTCCAGCCTACCGATTTGCTAAGGTTTGAAGATGAAAAACGGAGCTCCGGAATTGAGAAACTATTTAAGATAGCAAAAGATGGCTGATACTATTATTTCGCGTTTACTGCTAACCTTAGATACAAAGGAGTTCCGCAACGGCATCCGGCAAGCTGACCGCGAGCTAAAGGACTGGAGCAAAGGAATAGGTAAGATAGGCGATATGCTAGGCGCCGCTTTTGCGGTTGGCGTTATTGCTGATTTTACGATGGAAGCTGTAAAGCTCGGCGACCAGCTTACAGCTGCCGAACAAGGTTTTAAACGCTTTGGCGAGGCTGCCGATATGGAAAAGCTGCGCGCAGCTACCGGCGGTATGGTTTCAGACCTGAAGCTTATGCAGCAAGCAATTCAGGCGGGAAACTTTGGAATACCGATTGAAGAGCTAGGCAACTTATTTGCCTTCGCACAGCAACGAGCAAAGGAAACCGGGCAAGAGGTTGACTACTTAACGCAATCAATTGTTACTGGTATTGGCCGTAAAAGCCCGCTAATCCTTGACAACTTAGGTATTTCGGCTGTACAGTTACGCGAAAAGCTCGGCGGCGTAAGCGCTGAGGCGGCTAGTATTGCCGAGGTAACCAAAGCGGTAGGCCAAATTGCAAGCGAAGAGCTGAGCAAAATGGGCGGCACTATTGACGACGCCACTACTAAAAGTAAACAATTTACTGCTAATTGGGAGAACTTTAAGGCAAACGTAGGGCAAACCCTTAGCCCTATTGCTAACGGATTTTTGACGCTAGGCAACGCCATTATGACCGGCGGCGCTGCAATGAATTACACAGCTGAGGCTGCCAAACTTGCAAACGGCACCTTTGGAATGTATGGGCAGGTGCTGCAAAAAGTAAAAGATAACACAGCGGAAGCAGTAAGAGAAACGCTTAATATGGGCAGCGCTATGCGCGGCGTTTGGGAAACCTTTAACATAGGTGGACCAGTGCAAAAAAGCATTACTACTTTGGGCGGCTTGCGTGAGAAACTTACCGAACTTCAAAAAGAATTCCAAGAGGTAGACGTTACAACCGCACGCTTTAAAGAGCTGAGGCTAGAAATTGAAAGGCTAGAAACTCGGATTAAAGCGCTTACCAATCCAGTGGCGGGAATGATGCCCAAAACTGAAACTATTAACTTGGTTTCTAAAGGTCTTAATGAGGTAGGTACTTCCGTGGCCGGTATGCAAATTCAGGTAAAAAAGGCCATACCTTCAATAAATGACCTTAATACCGCTTACGTTGATATTAACCGCCAACAAGCTATATTTAACGAGCTGGGCGGTACTATGGGCCGCATCCTTAGCGAAAGCTTTAATGCTGCCATGGTAAACGGTGAAAGCTTTTTTAAGACGTTTATACACGGCCTTAAACAAATGGTTGCGCAAATAATGGCAACCGCAGCCGCAGCCGCTGCCTTAGCTATTGCGCTAATGGCTTTGGGAATACCAGGCGTTAAGGGCTTAAACTTTGGCCAAACCTTTAGCGGCCTTTACAAAGCAATGGGCGGCGTAGGTGGCCAGTTTTTAGATATGGGCAGCTCAGTGCCTAGCATGGTGGGAGCTGGAGCTGGAATGATAGGCGGCGCTGGCTTAGGCGGTGGCCGTACTGTGCTACGTGGAAATGATATATTTGTAAGCAACTCGCGCACAAACTTTGATATTTCCCGCATAGGTGGCTGATTTACTTACACACTACGCCGAAACGGCTGAGCACTACTTTGAAATATGGTGCATAAATCCACCGTTTACACCCAGCCCAACCTTTGAGCCTGAAGAGTTTACCGTAGTAGACTGGGCCATACGGTACGAAGGGCTAGACAAATTCCAGCCTGGTATTGTTCCCTCACAGCTAGACCTCCAGGTATTGGACAGCCCCAGCCCGTTTATTGCTTTGCTGACCATTAACTACGACAGCTCCAGCTTTTACTATTGCAAGGTCTACACCAAAGGAAAGAACTGCCTAGGAAGCAAAATAAAGGCGTTAGGTGAGCCCGACTATACAAATAAGTATAATGCCTTTGCCGCACGCGTAAGCGCAGACAGCGGCACTATGGAGCCAGGAATGGGGCCAGCTCTGAACTGGGCGGGTGCCTTTATTGGCGACCTCGGCGCGCGTGAGGTAGTAAACGGCCTGCGCGTTACCACGCTAGCGGCTGCTGACGGCTTTGGTGCCTTAGACCAGTTAACCAATGGTTACGTTTGGAATAATACTATACTACCG